TGAACGCCGAGTAGGCGCAGAAGTAGTTGTCCGTAAAAGAAAGTCGCGGCATGGACATACATGCCGCGACTTGGACGTGATGCTCTACGTTGCCGACCAGAACTCGCATTGGACCGCTCCCAGAGGGTGAGTGTTACGGCTAGGGCATCCCTGCCCAGCCAGCCCCTCCGTGGACACAGCCGCAATCAGCCGCTGACGTAGTTGTTGACGCCGGCCTGCGCGGCCGTCGTCGGCATTTCCTCGCCCTTGCTCAGACGAGCAACCGACGCGACGGCAGCGGAATTGCCGGGGGTCGTGACCACCGTCAGATACCGCTTCTTGCCACGCAGGTCGACGTTGAACCGGGCAACCGCACCGACGCTCGCGCCGGTCGTGCTGCCGGCACCGGCGGCCACCGAGAACCCCGAGACGTCGGCCTGAGCCGAGCCCGAGGAATCCGACTGCTGGAGCTTCAGAACGCTCGCGTACGCCGAGGTGGCGGTCGCAAACGGGCTGTAGACCACGTCGATCGAGGCGTAGTCGTAGCCGTAGGTGTCGATCTCGTGCGAGTGAGTCGCAGAGGTCGCAACCGAGGCGGACAGCTTGGCGACGGTCTTCGTACCTTCGAGGTGATTCACTGAAAATGCTCCTAGCTACAGGGGGTTGGTGGTTGGGTAGTCAGATCACGAGGCAGCGGTCTTGAGGGCCACGAGCGGACCAGCCGCAGTGTTCGAGCCGCAGTCGTGCGTCACCGCATCGAAGCGGGTCGAAGCCACGAGCAAGGTCTGGTCCAGTTCCGCGTACCGATCCACGCTCGTCCGAAGCTGGAGGCTCCGGCGGGTCGCGTACATGCTCGACAGCTTCATGTCGCCGAGCAGGAACTTGACCGCCCCCGGATCGCTGCCGAGCGTGGAGTTCATGGTGTGGACGAAATTGACCTTGTAGCCGAGCAGGCGAAGCTCAGGGGCATTGGTGAGCGTATCCTGAGTATTGCCACCAGCCAGAGTGCCGACGTTGCTCGACAGGCCGAGACGCTGCACGGTTGCCGAGTAGACGGCCGGGCTCACGTACCACTGGGCATTGGCCCGAGCGTAGAGCGGGAGACGGCCGGCGGTCGCCACGAGGTCGGCGATCGTCAGGGTCTCGGCACTCACAGCACCCGTACCGGCGGTCACGACGCTGGCGTTGTGATTGCCGTCAACGATCTTGGTGCAGGCACCGATGATGCCACCGTCTGCCCCGCTGCCGGTCCCCACGAACCCGACGCGGTCCGTGAGCTGCGCGATGGCGCGGGCCACCTCGCTGGTCAAAAAATCTGCCAAATTCAGTACGGAGTCTTCCAGAATCTCCGAAGACATGCGGTTCGAGACCGCAACCTTTTTGGCAACAAGCTGGACACGGTCCCAACTCGCGTCCGAATCTTGCACGGCCGTGTTTTCCCCCACGAAAAACGCGCTCAGGCCTCCAACCCTGCGAGGCACGATGAGGGTGTCAGACTGCATGTTCACGTTGCGGGCGGCAGCGGCGAACGCGCCGTACTGCTCGACCAGCACGATGATCTCATTCAGCACTTCGTCGTTGACGAAGACGCCGCCGAGAGCGTTGACGCCCTCGCCCTGCGCCCGCGACTCGGTCGCGACGCCGTGATCCGCACACCACCGAGCGGCGTTCTTGTCGCCGAGCAGCGTGGCCCGGTAGAACTGGCCAGCGCGGTAAGCCCGCTCCTCGGCGTTCGGCCCCTTGAAGGCACGAAGACGACCGGCACCGGGAAGATTGTGATAGATGGACACAGACCGGCCCTCCTTGGCGGGGTTGAGAATCGCTGACTCGGACGCAGGGGTCGACTTGTCGAGGACCGCCCGAAGCTCAAGCTCCTTCGCGGCGACGCCCTCGTAGAACTTGATTCGCTCGCGGAGCTTCTCGGCACGCTCGCAGAGGCAACGCAGCTTCTTTTCCTTCTGCGTCTCGGCCTCGTCGTCGGTGGCCACTTCGCCTTCGGCGTCGGCGGCCACGTCTTCAGCAGAGTCCTCGTACGGGGGCTTCTTGCCATCCGCAGAGTTCGACTCCATCTCCTCCCCTTCGTGGTCCTCTTCCACTTCGCCCATCGCACCCATCTCGGCGAGGACCGCCGCAAGCTCGTCGAGCAGAGCCTTGACCTTGCTGTTCGCTTCCATGTCGATTTCTTTCCTGCGTTTTCGGTGTTACGTGGACGCCTTGGGGCGACACGTTCAACCTATTTGCAGGTCGAATCGACCGCGAAGTGTTCAAGGTTGTACGGCAGAACTTGACCCGCGAGAGGGGTCAGAGCGACGCCAGATGGTTCTTGCCGAAACGATGGACTTATCAGATCGTCCGCAGACGGGGCATTGCAGATAGCGGACCTGATAGTCGCCGCACGCCTTGCTAGTCCTCGTTCTCATCCGCCCGCTGCACTTCGCGCACGGACACTTGTCGCCGCTGCTTAGAGCCATATCACCGCTTTCGATTCTTCAACGAGTACGCGACCTCTCCGATAGCGACGTCTGCGACTGGAGCAAGCACGGCTGTCGCCATGAAGCTGCCGGCCGCGTTCGCGACAACCTTGAATCCATTCTTCACGAGCCGCCCGATATAAGACTTCGAGGACGACTTCACCTCGATGGACACGTTCTTCGGGACGGCCTCCTTGGCCACCTGACGCACCTTGGCAATCTGGCTGTCGCTGAGCAGCCCAGTCGCCGTCCTCGGATAGATAGTGACGTCGTCCTTGCCGATCTGGACGTGAAATATCTTCTTCCCCTGCTCGTTGCGGACGGTAAGTTGCAGCTTGCCGTGCCGAACGTCGGCGGAAGACTTCGGAGTGCCTCCGAGCTTCTTGATCATGGACGAAATCTTCTTCTCCGAAGAGCCAACTTCTTTTATCTTCTGCATGACGCGAGTCGGCCGCATCTTGTTGTCGTAGAGGCCCTTCACTGCGCCTACTGCGGCACCGACGGCCGCGCCCTTGGCGACGTACGGCGGATACGGGGCGACGCCGCCCGCTGCGGCGGCAGCGCCTGAGATCGCCCCCTTCACAGCGCCCTTTGCGGCGTCCGCAACTTTCCCGCTGGCGCAGGTGTTCCCCGGCTGGAAGCCCCCCGGCCCGGTCCCGCAGTTCCGCCCCTCTCGGCCGGAGTGCGGCCTTTCGTTCGGCGCGAGCAGCGTCGACCACTTGTACTTGTCTTTGATCGCCTTCTGCTTGTCGGCGTTCTCCTTCTTCCACTGCTGGAACTCGGACGGGTCTCCATGAACAGCAACGACGACCTGCGAGTTTGTCTTCCCGCTCACCGGCTTCTCCGGGAACACGGACTTCGCGAGTGCGGTCAGCCGCTGAATCTCGGCCCCATCGGCCTTGCTCGCGACCGAGTACACCCTGACGTTGTAGTACCCGATGTCGACGTGATACAGAGTCTCCCCCTTGGAGCTTTTGACGGTGACGTTCAGGTTCGGCGGGTTGGACTTGATCGTCGTGGCCTTCGGAGAGCCGCCGAGGCCCTCAACGAAGCCGCCGAGCTTCTTCTCGGTTGTCCCCATCTGATAGAGCTTCCTCGCGACGTTGGTCTGGGAGCCGTCGCCGTGCCGGAGCTTCCCGCCAGATGGGCGGCTATCCCCGTCAGGATTCGCGCACTGGTTGCCAGATGCGAACCGGCCGTCATCGTCCCGTGCGCAGTCTCGGGACTGGGCGAACGCGACAAGAGCGGCATGCCGTGAGGCGAGCGACCCCGGCGTCGCCTTTTGCAGACGCAGTTGCACGGCCTCTACGAGTGAGTCAACGTCGCCGACTCCCCACGCTGCCGCCGCGTCTGTCGCAGACTTGCTCTTTGGCCTCCCGTCTCCAGAGAACACCATCAACATTAGCGACGCTCCTCTATGTCGATTACAGTCACGCCTCGCCAGTCATTCCCTCCGCCAAGCGAGACCGTTACGTCGCGGGCAATCGCGGTTACAACGAAGGACGTCCTATGTGGATAGAGAACTTCATGTTCGTTGTTCCAGTTCGCCAGCCGTGCGATCGGCGCGCCGCTGCGGCCACGGACGCGGAATATCACACCATCCTCCTTTGACGTAAACGAAGCCGCCGTCGCTCGGAGGCTTGCTGACGTCGAGAAAAGCCCGTCCTCCTTCAGGATGTCGCCAACAGCAAGGGTTTTTATCGCCGCGACGTATGCTCGGCGAGTTGCGCCGGCCCGTGTAAGGCCTCGGAAGGACGTCAGCGTCCTCCCGGACGGATTGGATGCAGCCGCTATCGCAGACACGGCGGCGTCGGTGTCGGAGGCGCGAGCGCGCATGGCCTCTGGGGTGGAGCCAATGCTTTCTGCGAAGGCCTGCAAAGAGTCCTCCGAGCCGCCGTGGCGAAAATAGCCGTTGGCATCGTGATGGCCGCTGGCGTAAGCGCGAATCGCGTTGCCGAGGGCGGGAGACTCTGCGGCAACCGCCTCGGCGGCTGACCAGTCAAACCTTTCCACCGTCGCATCGGCGTAGGACTCCGTGGCGGCGATAGTGACCCCATCATCTATCGGGCCGTCCGGGTGAGCGGACGCCTGACGGGCGTCATCGTTCTTGGCTCGCCCCCCGTCCGCGCCGCAAGTGTTACCAACAGCAAAAGCGCCGCCCTCGTCTCGCCCGCAGTCGGCGGCGCGACGGTCTGCCGTTAGCGTGTCGTTCCGCGAGTCGCGGCCGGAGGAAGAAATCTTCTTCTGATACAGCCGAGTCCCTGCAAACTTCATCAGCGGAGACGTCGTTTCGACCTCGGTGAATCCGGCCTTCTCAAGGTCGGCAGAGGACTTCGGGCCTCGCGATGATGCGGTCGCGTACACAGCGCCGGCAGCCTTCGCAGCCGCGACGGCCTTTGCCGCCAGACCGCCGGCCCGCATGGTCTCTGGCGTAGGCTCAAAATGGAGAGTCCGAGACTTGTTTCCGTCGTCGGCCCAAGGGTTGTTTTTAGTAATGACGACGATGTCATCATTCGGAGCCCACAGACCGATAGCGTCGCGTGTCGTCACGAAGGCATGGGCCTTGGAGTCCTCGGTGGCTTTAGCCCCGATTGCCCTTGCGACGGCATCGAGCTTTTTTCCGCTTATCCCCACCTCGTCCTGCGCATCGGCGACCTTCTCCGAGAGACTCTTGCCGAGATAGGTGTGAACAACGCCAAACACACCCCCGGCGATGCCTCCGACGACTGCGCCGATTGCACCCGCGCCTCCGCCAACGGCTGCGCCGATCGCTCCAACGACGACGGCGGGGCCTATCGAGGAAACCGCCTTGCCGGGGTCGCCTGCCGTGACGGCGCAGTTGTTTCCGCTCGAAAACTTGCCGTCAGCGTCTCGCCCGCAATCAGCGCCGCGAGACTGCGCGAACGCAAGAAGAGAGGCGTATCTCGCTTCGATCATGCACGGCGTTCTTTCAGGAACTGCATCGTTTCCGCAATCACCCGCCGATGGTCGAAAGACCTCTTCTTCGGCTTCGCCTTGATCTCCTCGGAAACCTTCTTATAGGCCTCGGCCGTATCGCCGTCGGCGAAGTCGTACTTCTTCGTCTTGCTCCCATCCGGGTGAACGCCCTGAATGTAGCCGGCGACGTCGCCCTTCTGGGAGACAGTCCAAGGGAAATTCTCGCCCTTGCTCCACGTCTGGACGCCGCCGCCGTCGTCGGCCTTGCCGCCATCCTTGCCGCCCTTGCTCAACTGGTCCTCGCGGGCGGCGTCGACAAAGTCCTGAGCCTTCTTCGTCTTCGATTCGCTCTTGTGGTCCTTGCCCTTCTTCCACTCCATGTACTTCGCGCCCCCAGCCGGCGGTGCGCTTCCGTACTTTGCAGCCAGATCGGGCTTCGGAGCCGGGCCGCCGACGCCGCCGGGCTGCTTGCTGGCAAGGTCAGCCTTCGGGGCGGGGCCTCCGACACCGCCGCCTTGGCAGTTGTTCCCGGAGCCGAACTTGCCGTCATCTTCCCGGCCGCACTCGTTACTGGTTCGCTTCTCGATGAAGAACTCGACAAGCTGGTCAAATCGCTTCGCGGCCTTGGGCCTCGACAAGCCCTTCACGAAAACGCGAGAGCCAGACCTATTGCCCGTCGCAGACTTGTCCTCTCGAAAGCCGCTCTTCTTCAGCATGCCGGCCATCACGTCTCCGGCGTCGTTAGACGGAACCTCTGTAGAGACACGGTTGACCCCCAACGCCTTCCCGGCCTCCCGGATGGCCTTCGGAGCGGAGGTTCCGGCAACCGCCCAGTCCAGATCGACGTGCGCGTTAGTGGCCTCGCCGACCTTCGAGACAGTGATGTGGTTTCTCGCCGCGTCGTCGAACATGTGGACCTTGCCGTCGTTGTTCGTCCACGCATTGACCTTGCCGCTCGATTCCCCGCGAGAGTTTTTGTCGAGAATCTTCTGGGCGGCCTTGAGCCGAGAATTGGAAACGCCGAGAGACTTCTTCGTGGCTTCCAGCTTTTCCCGCTGGCCGCCGGAGAGCTTGTTGAAGACGCCCTGACCGGCGGAGGTGATGGCCGCGCCGGCGATCGCGCCGGGGACGCCGCCCGCGATGAACCCGGCCACAGCGCCGCCGAGGTTCACTAGCTGATTCTGCTTCGTCGACGGCGAGATGGATGAGGCAACCTTAGACCCGACGGCCTCGGCAGCGGATACGCCTCCCGCCGTCGCCCCGCCGGCCAGAGCGCCGGGGACGAGCCCAGAAAGAGCGCCAACGGCAGCGCCGGTAATCGCTCCGGGAATGTTTCCGATCGTCCCCCCGACAGCCGCCCCCGCCGCAGCGTTCACGCCGGCCTGCGCGAGAGCGCCGACGGCAGCGCCGGTTGCCGTGTCGCTCGCGATCTTCTTGAGCGTTCCGCCGCTGGAATCTTTCTTCACGTCTCCGGTGGCACCGCCCAGCGCGGAAGCACACGAGTTGCCGGACGAGAACTTGCCGTCAGCGTCCCTGCCGCAGTCTCCCCCTCGCCTCTCGGCTATGAACTCCTGCCCCTTGGCCAACTCTGCGGTCAGCCGACTCATCAGGGCGTTCCTCTTCTCCATTCGCTCCGAGTGCTTCGCCACAAACTGCTGGTGGCTTCTCTGCGCGATCGCGCATGAGGACGAATCATAGGCCGGATAGGTGACGGGTCCGCAATCGACCAACGTCTTGATCTTTTTTACGGTCCTGATCGACTGCCCCTTCTCGTAGTGCCACTTCTCGCCGCCGTCCGCGACCACGAACGAGAACGAGCTTCCGCGCAGGTCACCGCGACGGACCATCTCGGCGATGTCCTGACGAGTTTCTGGCAGGAGAATCTCGTACTTCAGGCCCTTCTCGTCGACGGTCAGCTTCATCGTCGACGGATACCGGCCGAGGAGGTGATTAGGGTCGTGGTTGAACAGCCCGCGAGTCTGGATCGGCTTTCCGAGACCGTCCTTGCCCTCCTTCAAAATGTCGAAGGCAGACGGATCAATTCGCTCGATAAAGTCACCGAGCAAAACCGAGTCAACTCCAAAGCGGGCAGCGTACCCCACGATGTACGTTCGCTTGACGCCGGAGTCATCGCGGTCCTCGACCGCAAGCATGTCCTCGTCGGCCGACTCCGTCGCACCGAAGGAACCGAAATACCGCCGCTCGACGTTTGAATCCATCGTGGCCCTCCTGCCGTTGAGCCTACTGGATCGCGTATCCGTACTACGAGCGGCGTTGAGTTGACGAACAACCTTCTCGGCCCATCGCCTGCCAGCGTCTCCGCCCCACGCGGCCCATGCGATTCGCC